GACATTGCATCTTGCTCTGAGTGTGGATCATCAATTATTAATAGGTCAGCACCCCGTCCTGTGATTGCACCACCGACCCCGGCAGCGAAGTATTCACCGCCTTGTGCTGTTTCCCACCTCCCAGCGGCTTGACTGTCTTCTCTTAATCTTGTTTCAAAAATTTTAGAATACTCTGGACTATCAATCAGAGTCTTGGCCTTACGACCAAAACGAATTGCTAACTCTCCTGTGTGCGTTGCTTGAATAATTTTTAATTTTGGATTACGGCCCACCATCCACGCTGGTAGCAAGAAAGATGCAAACTCTGATTTAGTATGACGTGGAGGCATATTTACAATCAGTCTATTTATTTTGCCTTCTGCAAGATCATTAAATTTTTTTGCAATATGTCTATGGTGTGCGCCTTCAACAAACTCGGGCCAAACACATTTGACAAAACTTAAAAAGTCATTCTTAGCTTTATTTTGTATCTTTCTCTCTGCATGCATGACCTGTAGTTGTCTAAATTGTTTTCTAACATCTGCAGGAAGTTTACTAATATCAACGTTATTTACATTCATAAAATTTTTTTAAAAAATTTTTTGCACCATCATAAGTGTTCAAAACAAATTTACCACCATTAACTGTCTAAATCAAGCAATACAACCTGAAGTAGTGGGACCCCTTTTGCAAAAAAGGGGGACAGGGGTCTAAGTTATTTTGTGTGTTTGGGATTTGTTTGGGACCCCTCGGCGCGTTAGCGCCGAGGGTTGTTTATTATTAGTCTAGCAAAGTCATGTAGGCTTTAGGATTAAGCCTACTAAATTTGTCCATGCATGCTTGCATGCTTTTGTAGTCACCAGTTTTTTCTGCATACTTAACTAGAAAATATGTTGCATATTCTGTAGTTGTGAGCATTTCTGATTGCCCAGAATATGGGTTAGTAACTTTGTGTTCTCTTGGTTCTGTTTTATTTCTTTCTGCGTCCGTCATTTTTTTATTTCCTTTCATAGGATTATCCTACAGCACTTTGGTCCTGATTGTCAACCTCTTTTATAACTTTTTGTTTATAAGGATTGCCACGCCAATCAGTATGAGTTTCAACTTGAACTTCAATAGGTGTTTCCTTGGGCTCATTGCATGGCGCAATCTGTCTGCATTGTTCTGCATATTTCATAAAGAAATCTGTGTAGCAACCTTGACTACAGAACCATTGCCAATGATTATTTTGATTCCAATTATTAATTGCAATCTTTCTGGTCCTTAGAACCTTGTTTCCTTTAACACCTCTTATTCTATCCTGTGTTCTATGTTCATGGCACTTTGGTCCATGGCACCAATTATAATTTGTCATTTCTATACTCCTCTATTAAATGTAAAATTATAAGCATGATTAATATTACTCCACCACCTAAGCCAACTATCCATGGCAAAAACCAAATATCCATTAATGCCTCACTTTCCATGCTGTCGTTGCTGTTCTATATCCATGAGCGTCTAAATCATAATAGACATAGTAAGGAACGCCTTTTTTAGATGTGCCATAACGAGATTTTTCGTCATGCTTTCCTTGTCTTGTGATGTGTTTTTTATCCTTGTTAGAATAATAAGTTATGTAGAATGTTTTTATCATTTTATACCTTTCTGTTATTCTGCTATCCTACACTAAGTAGGATAGCATTGTCAACCCATAAAATAAATTAATTTACAGATTGTTGTTGTGCTTTGAAATAAGCTATTTTTTCTTCTCTAGTCATTTCAACCTTATCTTCCAAAAGACTTGCCAAATTTTCTGGACTATAAACTGATAGAGCCATTGAAGAACTTTCATTTAAGATACTTTCATTTAAAGCAATTCCAAGTTTATCTGCAAGTGCTTTAGCTTGATCAAAGTATCTATAAGATTTAAGACCTAATCTTAATTTCTTCATCTTCTCATCTGTATAGGTAAAAATCTTCTCATGTGTTCTAACTAAATCTTCTTGACTTTTTTTGAACATTTTAAAGATTTCAAAAGTTGTACTATCAGTTGTGAATTGTCTAGTATGACAATATTGTGAACCAATAACCCAAAGTTTATAATCATCATCATTTTCCCATGCTTGTCTAGGTTTAACAATAGATTTATCTTCGTTAGATGAGTTTTGAAATCCTAACCATTTATCACAAGCCGCCTCATGCTCGTAGTATCTTGGATTTCTTTTTTCATCTTTCCATTGTAAATCATAATCTGGATTAAGACCTTTTGCTTTCATTTCTTCTCGATAATAAGAACGACCAAAGGCACTTGATCTATGATAACCAGATAGACTTGGTTCTAATGTAAAGTCTATTTTAATATCATCTGTATCTTCTTCCCCATTATCATTTACAGTTGGTGTTTGAAAATGAAAACAATTATCATGGTAAAGTTGTCCGCCACTATCCCCATATTTATTATTCATGGTTCTAATTGTATCGACATCTTCTTGTGGTTGATGTGATCTCACAACATTATTAGCCAATTCTAAAACTTTTGGTTTCATAGTGTCGTAAGTATTTTTTGCGTCTTGCCACTCTCTAATGACAGGACTATCTTCTCTTTCCCAATGAGATTGAAAAACATTTTCTATTGCTTTTCTTTTTTCTGCATTAAGAGTTATACGTTTTTGTTTTTGCATATTTTCCTTTCTGTTAATATTTTTTATTTACACTATTGACAAATTATTGTCAAGGGATTATATAGGATTTAGCTCTTCATTAGATTTTATCGAGCTTATAAACTATAAAATCGGGACAACTTGCAGTTGTAAAACAAAGTGCTGTTCACACTTACCTTTCGCAACTGCAACTGATCCCTGATCCATTGTAGGCGTTCTAGCTAGCGATTAGTCTAACGATGGATCTGGGATCAGTTTAGAATGATTTTAATTAGCAAATGCAACCTGAGGTTGTATCTAGGGTGCGACAACTTTGTACTTGAGGGATAGTCCTGGATATGCTATAGTGTAATTCTAGCATAAAAGCTAGAGAAAGGTAGAAAGATGGCTCGACCAAAAAGGTACAGACTCGTTATCGATTTTGACTCGCCAGAAGATTTAAAAAGCTGGTCAGAAGGTACTGAGAAAAGACCTTATATAATACAAGAGCAGGACGCGTTACATAAAATGCTTGAAAAGAAAAAAGCGCTTATTAGAACTTTTCATATAAAAGCATTTGCTGATGAAGACGCGCCAGCAGAAGAAGATCTGCATCCTATTGCCCAAGGCATTAGGCTTAGCAGGTTAGGTTAATTAAACTAGATCCAGGCCCTTGCGGGCCTGGATCCTAAAAAATTTTTAAAGAAGAAAAAAGCTACAAGCTGCAAGCTTGACAATGCTTCCGGGATAGTGTAGGATGCATTTAGAAAGAAATAGGAGGAAACATGGCAAATGTAACAAACGGTAGTATGGCTTCGACAGCAGCTGCACCAGATCCGCTGGAGAAGACAGAGGCTGACTGGGCTGCCGCAGCTCAGCTGTCCAGGATCGCTGACTCGCTGGAAACGATCATTGACATGATTAAGAAGGACCAGGAAGAGAGCAAGAAGAGATGGGCAGAAAAAGATGAGTAGAGCTGCTGGGCCCGGAAGGGCCCGCATCTTAATCAATCACTGGCGCTGGCTCCAGGAGCAGGGCCCGAGCTACAAGCAACAAGCCACAAGCTGCAAGCTTCAAGCCGCAAGCTTGACAAGAAAGTATTATAATGTTATAGGAGTTTATGGGAGAAAGAATTATGAAAGTAAAAGAAGCAATTAAAATTACAGACTCATTTACAAAGACAAGCAAAATGCCTGGCCTGAGCTACAGCCTGCCAGCCTGGGAGTGTAAGACCGGGAGCAAGTTAAGAAAAATTCCTGGCAGTGTCTGCGCCAGCTGTTATGCGCTCAAGGGTAATTACACCAGGTACAAAGCCATCAAGGCTGCACAATACCGGAGACTGGAGGCAATGAAGGACCCGCGCTGGGTGGATGCTATGGTTGCCGTGATCAAGCGCCAGAAGTGGTTCAGGTGGCACGACGCCGGAGACGTCCAGAGCTTGGAACACTTAAACAATATTTATAAAATTTGTGAAGCAACACCGGACACCAGGCACTGGCTGCCAACCCGTGAAGCATGGATTAAGAACGAGCTGGACAGGAAGCCGGCCAACCTGGTGATCAGGTTCTCGCCTCCTATGATGGGCCAGCGGGTGGACACGTGGCCCAACTCTTCGATGGTTGTAGAGACTGGCGCAACATGCCCGGCACCTAACCAGGGCGGCAAGTGTGGGGACTGTAGACAATGCTGGGATCCTGCTGTAAAAGTAGTTTCATACGGTAAACATTAATGACT